ATGTGGATCAAACCGCCCATACAGTTCAGGGCGATCTGGGTTTTCATCAACTGCGAGGCCACCATGGTGACCACGCGTCTGCAAGGGTGAGCCGGCGACAGGCAACGCATCGGCTCGCGGGCATAAGGTGTCCGCGAGGTGCGGTACTGGCCTGGCTCCGGGGCGCCGGTGTCTCGCGGGATTCGCATGTACTCGTCGGCCCATTCATCGATCCAGAGATCGGGATCAGGGCGCAGTCCACGGAAGTAGTTCTCACGGTACACCTTTGCACCGTCAGAAAATTCCGTGTGCATGGCTTCAATCCGCTGTCAGGGCATGTTCAAGATCCGCTGAAGAGAGGCGCTCGGCTTCTTCAAGCGTCCGACGGATTGTTGCCGTCAGGTGTTTTTCGATTTGCCAGGGATCCGTCATCGCCGCCAAGTCATAGGACAGTTGCGGCAGCGGTCCAAACAACTGGTCGCGCAACAATCGGCCAGCATCGTAGGCGCCGGTCTCGACTGCCTCCCTAGACACCAACGAACCTTGCGCCTTGCCAAGTTCGATCTCGGCCAGCTTGGCCATGTTGTGCTCGCGCAGTGCGCGGGACTTTTGATAGTCGGGGTGTTTGCCGTCGACTGGTATCAGTTGCGGCGGCGCAGCCGTGGAAGTCGGCTCGGTCAGGGGGGACAGTTGGCTGTAAACGTCACGCTGAATCCGATCTTGTTGGTGACGATCGGCGACAGCGGCCTTGCTGGGGTCGCTGGTTTTATCGAGCAGCGCCTCAGTGGCTTCCAAGTCGATCTTGCCGTTTGCGGTAAGCACCAGCCGATCCTGACTGGCCAATTTTGAAACATAGGATTTGGCCCACCCGCGCCGGGCCGCAAACTCCGTTTTGCTGATGATTGTCATGGTTAATTTCTCCAGTTCACCCGCGAGTTCACCTGTTCACCTCAGTTCACTAAGCTGGTGAACCGTCCGCTAACACAGTCCCGCGGGTTTCCGACCCCGTACCCACCGAATAACCTCAGGGTCCCCGGCGGTTTCAGGCCTGGCCGCCACCATTCGGCGGGACATCGCACACGCCAAGCCGCTTGGCAGCCCAGCGTTCGTACAACCCGATAGCAACATCCGCGCCCGCCATCGCGGTGAGGCAACCCAAGGCGCCCGCCGTCCACAGCGACATCCCGGCAGCAATCATCAACATCATCGCCGTCACCCCGCAGACAATGCAGGCACCCGACCGAAGCGCGAGCCTGCGCAACAATGCCCAGCCACGTGCCCCATCCTTGTCCGCCCGCCACATTTCCCCCGATACGCCACCGACCAGAGCCAGGACGATCACTAACCAGATCGGCATTTCTGCCAGTGCTTGTTGCTCGCTTGTCATCGCCTACCCCATGAACGCAAAAACCCGGCGCAATGGCCGGGTTTGGTGGTGTGGTGCCTGCCGCTCTCTGCGGTCGCACCTATCGAAGATGACTACTTTTTACAGGTCGATTCCGGTGGCAGCAACCCTGTTTTAATGCCACCCGGTGAATAAGTGGGTAACGCAGGATGAACGCCTAGCGAATGTCGGTGAATACACCACCACGGCATTCTGTTGTTGCGGCGGTGTCCCATACGTCCCACTTCTCAGTATCGAAGTGGGACGCCTGAGAGCGCCTGAATTCGGGGCTTCGCCCCACTGTCCTACTTATCTTTCTTCTTTCTCGTGTAAAGGAAGAATTTTAAAGAACACGCGTTCGCGCGTAAGCGCGTAGTGCTCGCCCGCTACGCTCACACGGGCGGGAGGCACTACTAGGCGGGACGGTGGGACAACCCAACAACGACAAGGCCCGCACCTGTCCCACTGCATCAAAACGCAGCGAGACAAGACGGGCCAGTGGGACAACAACAGCCGGATGAATACCTGGGGTCACGCAGCTAGCCCCATCATCACGCCGAAGATCTGCAGATGCGCGTCATGCAAACGTTGGTAGTACGTATCTCGCCCACAACCGCAGTGGGCATAACGCAGGCGCATATCCACATCGAGCGTGCAGTAATGCTCACGCACCACCGTCACCAGCTCCGGCGCGAGGTGCTTGGTCACGATCAGCTCAATGTCCAGCGAACTTTCAAGCGGCGCACGAAAGGCGCGCCGCCCCCTAATCAGTTGCCCATTGCTCTCCATCATCATGGCAACCATATTTCCCCCTGCCAGGCCTCCTTTTGAATGTTCCGAGTGCAGCTCCTGAGCCCATAACCGAAGCAGCGAATCGATCTCCTTAATCAAAACAAGGCTCCTCGAACGCTTCCCGCTGCAACGCCGACGCACCGCCCCACCCTGCCGGCTTCTTGTAAGCCCAAGGCCGCTGCCCGCTTTTCGCCAACGCAGGCAACCGCACGCGTCGCCAACCCAGCCGATGCATAATCGCCCCGACCCGCATTTGCTCAGGCTTGCCCCAATGCCCAAAATCTAACTTCAGCGCACTGGCCAGCACCTCACTACCGGTGGTGGTTTCGCCAATCTGCGATTCTTCCAGCCAGGTCAGAATCGGCCCTTCCCACTCATCGACTACGAAGCGCTCGTCCTGCTCCTCGCCGAACATAGGGGCCTCATCCAGCGTTACCCACCAAAGATCGCCCGCGTCGTAACAGAACACCGCCTCGGCCCACAGCTGATCGCGCATCGAGCGCAACAACTCCAGATCCACCTTGGTACACGCGACCGGCCAGTATCGCCGGTTGCCCGTGGCATCCTTCAGATACTCGTCTTGGTTGGTCGTACCCACGAAAACACACTGGCGTGGCACGTCCATCGTTCTGCGGCCGTAGCTCTCGCGATAAGTGTCGGTAGAAGCAGAGAAGAACTGCTTTGCCTTCGTACTCTCGGCCTTGTTGAAACTGTCTAGCTCTCCCAGCTCGACGATCCACTTGCCCCGGATCGCCTGAAAGCCGTCCTTGTCACCCAGCGCAAACGGCGTGTCCATAAACCACTCGCCGCCGAGAATGCTCATCGCCGTCGACTTACCGGCGCCCTGTGCACCTTCCAGAATCATCACTGAGTCAGCCTTGCAGCCTGGCTTCATCACTCGCGCGACAGCCGACAACAACCACCGCTTGCCGACTTTTGAGGAGTAATCCGTGGCCTTAACGCCCATGATCTCCGTCAGCCAGCTTTCAAGACGCGGCACCCGATCCCACTCAAGCTTGCGCAGGTACTGCCGCACTGGATGAAACGCATGGTCATGCGCAACAACGCTCACCGCCTCAATCACATGCGAAGCCTTGACCCGCAAGTTGTACTGCTGCGCGAGCCACTTCATCACTCGCACATCATCAATGTCCGCCCAATCGCCCGTGCCGCCGCCGTACGGTGCTGCCCGCAGCTTCACGATCTTCGAACTGAAGGCGCTGTAGGTGACAACACCAGCCCACCGCTCATCGTTGGCCAGAATCAACTCAACGTTCTGCATGTGCGCAATCAAAGCACCGCTTTCGCTACGGGCCAGCAGATCTTTCCAACCACCAGCAGCAGGCGGCTTGACCACTGCCAACACCTGACGGCGTACCGCTTCCAAACCTTCCGCCACATGCAGGTCGTTGAAGTCGGTCCACTTGGCTTCTCGCTCACTGGAAAAGATCGGCGCAACTACCTGGCCACCTACAATCAGCGCCGCGTTGTTTGCTTTCTCTTCACCAGGGTTCCATGCATCGCCATTAGGCTTGGTTGTCTTCCAGTCATCGTCTCGGCAGATGATCAACGGGCAACCGGCGAAACGCTCGCGCATGGCCTTGCAAACTACCAGCAAATTGCCCGCGTCAAACGCAACTGCCACGGTCAATGACGTAGCCATATGCAGGCTTGCGCCGGTCGCGTAACCCTCACACACCAGCACCGGCTCGCCCGGATCCGGATGCGGTCCGATTAGATGGAAAGCCCCCTCTTTGGACATGCCGTAAGGCCAGTAGGACTTGTCCCGCCCGGTGTCCTCTTGCTTGGTCGGAAACACCACCTGCAGGCCAACAATCTCGTCCCGCACATTGCTCATCGGTATCAGGAACGCGCCGGTGCGCGGCGCATACCGAACGCCGAAGCCAACAATCTGCTTGCGATCAAGATAGTCGCTACGGCCCTTCTCCGACATGCGCTTAAACATGCCAGCCGCCCGCTTCGCTGCACGACGTGCCGCATTTGCCGAGATCTCAGCCGCCCGGCGCTTGGCCTCTTCCTGTCGAGCGCGCATAACCTCGCGCTCTTCAGGCGACATCCGCCCAGCCTTGACCTTGATCTTCTGAGACTCGCCCGAACGCCAGTCACCGAACGCACCGAAGATCAGCGTCTCGCCTTTCTCGGTGCGCTGCTCATGAACGACATACCAACCGTTCTTTTCCTTGCCCTTGTCTTGTGTCGTCTTGCAGCGGGTCAGCTTGCCGAATACCAATGGCTGTGCAGGCTCAAGGCCATAATCCGCGAATTGCCCCAATACCTCATCGAGCATGGCGCGCCCCTTTCAGTTCTATGAGGGAAAGGCAGTCCACACACTGCGTACAGCCGGGCTGCGCCAAACGGCGAGCCTCGGGGATCGGGCCATCGCAGGTTTCACAGAACAGAAACGAATGCGCTGCCAAAGCTGGCTTGGCGGCGAGGAGACGTGCAGCCATTGCCTGATCAATACGCTCCTGCACCAGGTCATTTGCAAAGTCGACGATATCAACCACGATCCGTACCCCGCGTTGTCTGATTGACGTAGGTAGCGCGGTTGAACAACCCCAACAGCCCCTGAATTCCGCGAAACACCTGCAGGCGAATCGCGGCCAGTTCCTCATCGGAAACAACCCCGTCGCCAATGCTTTTGGCCCAGGTATCCGCCAGATCCGCAACCTGCCGAAAGTACTCGGCAATCCCGGTGGTCAACGTCTCGGGCATGTCGTTGGTATATGCCTCAGCCAGCTCCTGCCAAGTCGTGTCACCGACCAACGCATGCACCGCATCCAGAATGCGACGATCCTTGGTCAGCTCCAGAATCTCACCGAATTCTTGAATGTTCACCGTGTGGCTTGGGTGGGTTGGGGAAAGTTTGTGCTGCAGCGTGGTTGCATTTCGGCCGGTGGTGACGGCGATGGCTGCGGCGCCGCCGGGGTAGTCCCGAGCGGCATGGTAAAGCGCGAGATCGAGCGGCAAAACTTCCCGCTGCGCCCGCTCAACAGAACTCAGAGCGATACGGCTCATGGCATTAATCCTTGTAAGTTGCCAGTGCCGCGCGACATGCAGTGGTGATACATTTGCCGCGTGGCTTGAAAGGGCCCAAACGCCGGCTGGATCTTCGGGATCGATACCGGCACCGTGCCGGGGCGAGCAATCCGCTGCTCACCCCTGGCGCAACAGCTGCCAAATCTGTGGTGGAAGAGGCAGCAACACCAAGGCTTCCGAGCCTTGGAAAAGCGCAATAAAGGAAGGTGGTTGCATGTGGTGTGCCCGCCTTTCTCTATCGCGACCCGACAGCGCTGTGGTGGTGCGTGCCGGGAGGAACTGGGCGGCCTTTAGGTCGCCTTTTTTCTTATTACGCAGCTGCTTTTTGCGGAGCCGAAGCGTTCAACAGCCAAGCAGCTTGGAATGCGTTGCCTTTCTGCTCCGCAGCAGTCGCCAACAGCTCGGCGTATTTGGTTTCACCTGTGTAATCCGTTCGCGGCAGGCAAGCAGCCTGACGCCATTTGTTCAGTGCTTGGTAGCTTCTATTGCACACCTTCGCAGCGGCCCCGATGCCGCCTACGGCTTCAAACGCGAACGCAATCGCGCTCGGAAAATCTGCGGGGTCCAACATGACAACCTCCATTTATCAACTTGCGGTTGATGTTATAGATCAACTGACTATTGCGCAACCTTTATGAGACTCTCAACTCATGGTTGATAAAA